CACTCGGTAAAAAACAATCTGTAAAATGAAAGTTTTGAAATTTTAAACAAAAGGAGGTTTTGAATTTGAGACCAGCTAAACCAGCAATAATGTTAAGTGATTGTTCACAAACTAAAGAAGAAATACAAAACAGGGTTGAGAATGAAGAAAAATTAAAAGGCAACTCAGATAAAATAAATGCTCCTGATTATTTAGATAATAACCAAGTGGAATTATTTAATTATATAAAAAATGAACTTGAAGCAAGCAAGTTATTAAGTAACTTAGATGTTTTTATTTTAGCTAAATGTGCAATTGCTATTAGTAGATTACAATATATAGAGAAAAAGGTTAATGATAATCCTAGATTGTTATTAGTACAAAATCCGTTAATGAGTAATAAAAAGAATTATGATGCTGATTTTTTTAGGTGCTGTAATGAATTATCATTAACGCCAGCTGCTAGAGCAAAACTTGGAAATATAAATTTATTGGCAGAAGAAGAAAAGGATGATCCAGTTACAAAAGCATTAAGTGGCGATGATGAATGATATTATTAGAGCGTGCCCTAAAATATTGCAAAGACGTAACAGAGGGAAACGAAGTAACTACGGTAGAGGTTATAGTCCAATGTACAATATTCTTAGAGGATTATAATAAAAATCAATATGATAAAAAGTTTGAATTTAGCTTTGAAAAAAACGAACTTAAAAAAATTAATAACCTTTTAAAATTATTCAACTATGCAACAGGATTTGTAGCAGGTAAACAAGTATTAAGTGGACTAGAAGGCTTTCAGGCCTTATTTTTATGTGCATTATTTGGTTGGAGATATAAAAATAATAAGAAAAAATTTAGATATAGAGACATAGTTCTCTTTATACCTCGTAAAAATGCAAAAACTTTTTTAAGTGGTTTGATAATTTTACTTTTAATGCTTACAGAACAGAATTTTTCTGAATTTTATAGTATTTGTATAGATAGAGAGTTAGCAAAAGAAACAAGAAAAGGAATGGCACAATTAATAAGTGCAAGCCCTAGTATTTCAAAACATTTCTTTGTGTCTGAAAGTGAAACAGGAATTATAAAATGCAAGCTAACTAAAAGTTATTATGTTCCCAGGACTAGTAAGGCCGATAAAAATAATTCAATTCGTCCAGCGTGTTTTATAGCAGATGAAGTTGGAGCGTTTGTCAGTAATGATAATATACAGGCTATGCGTAAGGGACAACTAAGCGTAATGAATCCTATTTGTATTAAAACTACAACCGCATACGCTAATACGGACAGTATAATGTTAGAAGAACTAGAATATGATAGGGCAGTACTTAATGGTACTATTAAAAATCCTAGATTGTTTTGCTTATTATATTATTGCAGCAAAGAAGAAGCATGGACTGATGAAGGGCTTTACAAGTCGAATCCTCTTAGAATTGAACAAAATTATAATGAGATAAGAGCGGATCGTGAAACTGCAAAAGTTAAAACTAGTGAACAAAAAGAATTTCTCACTAAAAATATGAATATCTTTTTAGATACTGATGAACTTGAAAAGTATGTAAATATTGAGTATTGGAAAAAATGCAGAATATCCTTAAAGGAATTTAGGCAGAGAATAAAAGGTAAGAAAATAAAAATTGGTATAGATTTAAGTGTAACTACAGATTTAACAGCGGTTGGAATTGCATTTGAGGATGAAGGTATTATTTATTGTTATTCACATGGATTTTTACCTGGAGATAATTTAGCAGATAGGCGAGAGAAAATTGACTATAGAGAATACGAACGAAAAAAATACTGTGACATACATCAGGGAATGACAGTAAACTATGACAAAGTAGAAAAATTTATAAGAAATATAGAATCAATGTTTGAATGTGAAATTGATTCTATAATAACAGATCCTATGAATGCTGGTGAAATGGTTGGGAGACTAGCAGAGGATTATGATGTTACTAAGTTGAAACAAACATATACTATGTTAAGCCCTAGTACAAAAGAATTTAGAAAAAAAATGTATGATGGGAAAGTTAAATATGCAGAAAATGAACTGCTTGACTGGAATATGAACAATGCTACTACGAGCGTAGGTAAAGCAGATGATGAAATGCTTAATAAACAAGATAAAAACAAGCAAAGAATAGATATGGTAGTTGTATTAGTATTCGCACATACAGAATTAATAGATGATGTACCTAAAAATCCAAAACTTACAGAAGATTATATCAACAGATTTTTTAATAAGAAGGTGTAAAAATGAAATATTTTATAAAAAACATAAGTGCTATATTAGCAGAATTAATGCTTATTATAGGTACTTTTTTAATTTTAATAGTAACTTATAACTTGAATTTAATAGCTTTTTACTATCTTTTAGCGATAGTTATTATCATATTAGGTTTGTTTATAGCAAAAACTAGGGGGTGAAAGGAGGTGAATAAATGAAATTGTTTGGAAGAAACACTAAAAAGGGCATTAAAAATACAACATTAACACTAGATAGCCCCGACTTTTTAAGCAGTATAGGGCTAGATCCCGAAGGTACTGGCGATAAAATGGGTGAAATTACTTATTTTATTTGTATGAAAACATTATGTGAGATTATGGGCAAGCTTGAAATAAGAAAATATAAAATAGATCAGAAAAAAGGTAAGGAAAGAATATTAGACGATGAATTAAATTATCTATTAAATATCGAGCCTAATCAATACTATACCGCTAGTACATTAAAGCAATCTATAGAACTTAATAGAAATCATTATGGGAATGCTTATGTATATATGGAACGTTATAGAACGGATAGAAATGGTGGAAAACTTAAAGCTCTATGGATATTGCCCTCTAGCGAAATGACTATATGGATGGATGATAAGGGATTATTTGGACAAACAAACGCAATGTGGTATGTGTGGCAAGATGCCAAAACTGGCAAGCAATATAAATTTGCTATGAACGAGATTTTGCATTTTAAAAGCAGCATAACATTTGATGGTATTGTAGGCAAAAGTATAAAAGATATATTAATAGATCACTTAGAAACTGCACAGAGCGGACAAACTTATTTAAAGAAACTTTATAAAGGCAATATGCAAAGTTCAAAAATACTTTTATATTATACAGGTACGCTGGATCCAAAAGGTGAAAAAGCACTTGTAGAAAACATGGAAAACTTTTCTAGTGATGTTGGGAGTGGAGCATTTATACCTCTACCGGTTGGATTAACTGCTACTACATTAGATAGTAAGCTAGTAGATGCAGAATTCAGCGTATTAAAACAAGCTAATGCGTTAGGAATAGCGGCAGCGTTTGGGTTAAGCCCTAATTTTATAAATGATTATTCAAAGTCTAGTTATGCAAATAGCGTTACTCAACAACAATCACTTTATTCAAATACAATGATGCCAATTTTTAAATGTTATATGGAAGAGTACACCAGAAAATTATTAGTAGCTGACGAAAAAAAAAATAATACCATACTGGAAGTTGATACAAAAGCATTGTTTAAACTTAATCCTATTGAACAAATGGGAGTATTGCAACAAGGTATTAATAGCTTACTTTATACCCCTAATGAGGGTAGAGAAGAACTAGGGCTACCTTATATAGATAATTCTAAAGCTAATGAATTGGTTGGAAATGGTAACATGATTAATTTAGATAATGTAGGTAATCAATATGCTCAAAAGTAAAGGAGGTGAATAGATGAAAATAAATGTTAAAGGTGTAATTGTAAGCAGCAGCGATGCATGGATTTACGAATGGTTAGACATTGAACATACTAGCCCTAGTGATGTTAATAAATCATTAGAAGATGCTAAAGGTGAAGATATTGAAGTTGTGATTAATAGTGGTGGTGGCGATGTATTTGCTGGATCTGAAATATATACATCAATAAAAGATTATAAAGGTAAAAGTGTAGGTAAAATAGTTGGAATAGCTGCAAGTGCTGGAAGTGTAGCCGCTATGGGAGTTGATATATTACAAATTTCCCCAACGGCGCAAGTTATGATACACAATTCCGCAATGCAAACAAGCGGAGATAATAGAGATTTAACAAAAGATGCTGGAATACTTAAAGGCATTGACGAGAGTATTGCAAATGCTTATATATTAAAAACAAGGTTGTCCCAGGATGAAGTATTAAATCTTATGGCTGATGAAACATGGTTAACAGCTCAACAAGCAAAAGAAAAAGGTTTTGCAGACAGTATAATGTTTGAAGATAATAAAAAATTTGCTGCAAGTTCAGGGAATGGACTACTACCTCAAAGTGTTATTGATAAAATAAGGAATGAATTTAAAGATAAAAATAAAATTGAGAATGAAGACATTAAAAATGAAGGCATAGAGAACGAAGCTTTAAACTTAGCAAAAGCACAACTTGAACTATTAACATTATAGTTCTTTTTTTATACCAAAAATCAAATAAAAATAAAGGATGGGATTAAATGAAATTATCAGCTGAATTACAAATAACATTAAACAAACTAAGAAACGAAGCAGAGGTATTGAACAAAAAAGAAGGTGTTACTATTGAAGAAATTCAAAATATTAGTAATGAAATCAAATTAGCAAAGGCAAAATTTGATTCACAGTTACAAATTGAAGCAGATGAAGAAGCAGAAATTGAAGCAACAGTTAAAACTCCTATAGCTGGAAAAACATTAGCAGGAAAAGAAGTAGAGGATCGTTATGTAGAAGTATTTTACAATGCACTAAGGGGTAAAAGTCTAAATGCGGAAGATACAGCATTACTACAAATTAACAACGCTTTAAGTTCAACAAGCGATGCGGATGGTGGTTACTTAATACCAGTAGACCAACAAACAGCAATTAACGAATTGAAAAGAGAGTTTTTGCCTTTAGATGGACTTGTTAATATTGAATCAGTATCAACTCTAACTGGTTCGAGAAATATTGAAGTTGATGCACTATATGTGCCATTTGCAGAGTTTACAGAAGGTAACGATGTACCAACAACAGATACACCTACTTTTAGAAATATCACTTATGCAATACTTGATAGAGGTGGCATACTTCCAATGCCTAATAACCTTTTAAATGACAATACTGCTAATTTACAAGCATATTTAAATAGATGGTTAGCAAAGAAAAACGTTGCAACTAGAAATAAATTAATAACAACTCTTTTAAATACACTTACAAAGGCACCTATTGTTGATGCAGATGATGTAAAAGATATTTTAAATGTGACTTTAGATCCTTCAATATCTGCTATGGCAGTAGTTGTAATGAATCAAGATGCGTATAATGTATTCGATAAAATGAAAGATGGCGATGGCATATATCTATTACAACCAAACCCACTTAACCCTACACAAAAAATGCTATTTGGGAAAATTGTGCATGTATTCAGTAACAAAACATTACCTACAGTTGCTACAAAAGCACCAGTTATCATTGGATCATTAAAAGAAGCGGTAACATTATTTGATAGACAACAAATATCTCTATTATCTACAAACATAGGTGGTACTGCATTTACTAAAAATAGAACAGATATAAGAGCAATCACTAGAGAAGATGTAAGAATGGTAGATACTGATGCATTAGTATTCGCAGAATTAACAATAGTGTAATTAAGAGGGGCTTAAAGCCCTTTTTAAATTAAAAGGAGGTATTTTATGTATATAACTAAGAATTATAACGATAAAGGTGGAGATAGAACTGTTGTAGGTGGAGAATTACATTTAGAAGATGGTTCAATTTTATCCAAAGGCAGTAACAGTGTTGGGGCATTTCTTTCACATTTACAAGTAAGCGCTATAAATGCAACAGTAGCAGACATAGCAGGAGTATTATTAGCGGTAACTGATACTGGTGTAGAACAAGTTATTACAGCGGATATTATTGGACTAAGTGTACCAAAAAATATTACTGCAACCGCAGGAGGTACCGCAGCAGATGTTGGAGCAATACAAGTAATAGTGGAAGGCACTAATTATGATGACGAGGTAATTACTGAAACTTTACCAGCCTTTACAGTTGACACAACAGGAAGTGTAGCAGGCTCTAAAGCTTTTAAAACAGTAACACAAATAACTATTCCGGCGCATGATGGAGTACTAGCTACAACGTCAATTGGTTTTGGAGAAGTATTAGGATTGCCAACAAAATTAGCGCACAATACAGTTTTAAAAAGTTATTTTGATAATATCGAAGAAAGCACACCGCCAACGGTAGTCGTGTCATCAACAACATTAGAAGATAACACTATTGACTTAAATAGTGTATTAGATAGTAAAGTTATAGATATATATTTTATTAACTAAGGGTGTAAAAACCCTTTTCTTTAAAGGGGTGATAAAGTGATAATTGAATTAGAAGAAGCTAAAACTTTTGCAAAAATAGAATATGAAGAAGAAAATGAAATAGTACAATTGCTAGTAGATGTTGCTGAAGAAGGATTAAAAAATGCTACAGGTATAGTTTTTGATAGTA